CCTTGCGGGTTGACGTCCTTCCCGATTGCCGCGGCAAACTCGCCGCACGTGAACCGGTTGTGAGCTCCGCCGCCGTTGTTGGTGTACGCGGTCATCGCGCATTGCGTGTACCAGTCGAGGTAACGGTACGCGGCATTAGATTGACGCCTTAAACTGTCCTCTTGCGCAGTGAGCCACCATTGCTCCCCGGCGCGGTAGAGCTCGCGGGCTTCCGCGAAGAGCTGCGCGCGGTGCTTGTCAATGTACGCCAGGTCGAAGACCTTGTTTGCGCACGGCACAACCCAGTACCTACGGTCTCCCGTTTTGTCTCTGAGGAAATCTCGCTCATTGGTCGAAGCTACGATGACAGTGTGCCGACGGTACGTGCGGACCTTGCGCCCGAACGGCGGTCGCAGTCTGTCGACGGCCGAAGCGATAAAGGCCTTTCGGGTCTCCTGGTCGGCGTTTCCGGCTGAACTAAGCTCCGAGTCCTCGTACAGCCAGGCAGCGTACAGCTGAAGCATGGAATCTTTGTCCTTCAAATTTAATCGAGTGTCTGAGAAGAGCTCGCCCGCGAAGCCGTCGAAGGCGACGAGCGACCGAAAAAACCGCGACTTGCCGATGCCTTGTCGACCTTGCAGCGTCAGCACGGTGTCGACCTTGCAGCCCGGTTCGTACAGCCGAGCGCACAAGGAGACAAGGAAGCGTCGAGCATAGGCTCGGAAGACGGGCCGGTCCTCGCAGCCGAGCACGTCGACGAAGAGAGAGTCGAGCCGGTGCCGGCCGTCCCATTGCAGCCCGTCGATATAGTCGATGACCGGGTTGCGACTTGTCTGTCGGCTGACGTACTCGACTACGCCGTACAGCTTCTCGCGACCGATACGCCAGTACCAGCCGTATGCCCCTTCCATGTGCGCGAGTATTTCGATCCAGGTGGTGTCGTCGACCGCTTCGCCGCCGTTCATCTCGCGCTCTGCGAAAGAGTCATACCAGAAGTCGAAGGTCGTATCGTGGCCAAGCATTGCGACGAGGTTGCTAACCGTGTTCGCGATGTCGCCTCGTTCGCCCTTGCGCTTCGGCGGCCTACGTACGAGGTCGGCAAGGCCCGAAGCCGCGGGCGCTTTGTAGGTGTTCCAATAGGTGCACGCGCCCGGTGCGCTGTAGTACCTGGTCCGCCCGTCGGGCTCGCGGGCGAAGAAGCCCGACCCGATGCTATTGCCGCCGAAGGGACAAACGACCTTCAAGCGTTCACCGAGGCCTAAGCCTTCGACGATTGCTTGCCACGTGCGGCCGTCGGGCTGTCGTTGCATTCTGAAGTCGACTTCGACCTTGCGCGATTGCCGCGGCTTGCGCACCTTCGGCGCGATGTCTACCGGGTCGACGTCGGCAGCTTCGTCGACCGATAGCGAAAGGTCATCCTGAAGTCGAACCAAGTCGGCACGGGTCAGTACGGTATCGGCAGCGTGCAAGACTTCGACGTCGTAGTGCCGGCCGGATGCTTTGCGATTCGTTGAACCAGGCAAGCGGCATAGTCTCGCGCCGACGTCGTGCGTGCGGTCAAAGGCAGACGTGTACGAAGTCAGCGCGGGTTGCATCCCGTTCGCGAGCTCCGCGACCTGCATATTCACCGAGTCGACCACGGCCGAATGAGCTGCGCGTAATGCGACCTTCTCGGCACCGAGCTCGGCGTCGACTGCGAAGTGCACATGAAAACCCCACCCCGACATAATGACGAGCGACGGCGGCGCGCCGATGACCGCTTCGAGCACGGGCACGAAGTCGCGCAACATGAGGTCGAGCAACGCTTGCCGGGCGGTATCGTCAAGCCGATACATGCGACGCTTGCGGTCCTGTGCACGGGCTTCGAGTACACGACCGCGGGACATGCGCACGGCATCGTACAAGCCGAGCAAGTCCAGGTCGAAGAACATCGACGTGACCCGCTCGCACTGGTCGAACGTTCGGCCGCGGCCTTTCGCGTCGACGGTGCCGGTGCGGAACAACCCCGTCGATATGTAGTCGCCTCCGGTCAAGGTCTGCCGCACGTACTGCAGGCCTTCGGGCGGGTCGGGCCATACCCGACGCACGCGTGCGTCAATGCTCATTGTCAATCCGAAGAGATGCCCGACGGGTCACATTTCCAACCGTGCCGGGTGTGAAAGTGTGGATGACCCGCCGGGCGGTAATCAGGTGCGCGTCAACGGTACGCCGTCTTCGAGCGTCGCGTTGATTGCTTCGATAAGTCCGTCGGCTTGTTGACGCCGTCGCAGGTCGTCTTGCACGAGCGGGTGCACGACCTTGTGCAAGTACTCGGTCGTCGTCAGCTTTGCGCGAGCGGCAGCGAGTCGGACGTCACGGCCGAACTCCTCAGAAAAGATGGGTCGGAGCTGCATCAGATATCCTTCAGTCGGAGCTTTGCAGCGTCCGACAGTCGTTTAAGTCGTGACAGGTCGTCAACCGTGTTCGATACAACGGCGTCGACAATGGGCTGCAGTGCGTCTTCGATCAGTGCCGGCACCTTTACCCGCGGCGCGTCGTGGTCGACATGCCTTACGGCCTTCATGGCTTGCACGATCGCGTAGTCAAGCCGGTCAACTTGTCGCCAGAGCTCGGCGTGGCTCTGTACGATCTGATCGACGATAAACTCTTCGGTGTTCTTCATGGTTTGCCCTTGTTGGTGTCAGTGAAGCGCGAGCGCTTCGTTGCGCAGCTGCCGCACATCGTCGGGCGAACATGCCAAACGGGCGACGGCGTATGCGGTCGGGCACGTCCAGCGGAACACCGGGCGACCCTTCACACGAAGCCACAGAATGCGGCCGGTGTTTCGGTTGAGTAGCTGGACGAAGCCCGCGAGCTCGCACGGGTCGACGGCGTAGTGCCGAGCGCTTGCACGACCGACAAGGCCGACGAGCTTGCGCCGGAAGTCATCGGCTCGGCAATGCGCGTCGGTCATAGGAACATCGCCAGATAGATACAGGCGAAGATGATGATTGCGCCGAGTGCGTCTTCGGTGTGCGTGTTCATTGCTTGCTCCTTGGTACATTCGTACTGTAATCCATTGTGGCGGTGTGGTGTGCTGTCAAGTGTGTCATAGTTCGGTCACAGCTGTGTCATTGGTGAGAACCCCCACCCCCACGGCATTCACGGTACCTGTAGTCGAGAACGCGCTATCCATCACACGGTCACTGTAAAAGCAACGTGATACTGGTTACTTTCAAGGAGACAGTGCAAGCCCCTCTGACTGTTTGAAATACTCAGTCAGTAAATTCTAACTTACTACAACACGGTTTTAGGTTGCACTGTGTCGTTGAAAAGGTGCACCATTGCGGTATAATGACAGTGCACGTGTGATGGATAGCGCGTTCTCGACGATTCAACCGGGATTGACCATGGCCGAGCTCGAAACAATGACCCCAGACACGATCGAGCTCGCGCTTGCGAAGCTCGCACCCGACGCGCTCAGCCTATTGGAAGGCGTACTTCGAGGGACGAAGCGACCGAACAAAGCGCAGCTCGACGCAGCGTGGCGCGTGCTCGACGTTGCACGGGCGCGCCAGGTCGTGTCGTTGGAAGCGCCGGAAATAGAAGAACTGCGGAACGTGCTACAACTTGTCGCGGATAGCTAAAAACCACGGAGGGCAAGCCGTGCAAACAATCGCAGCGCTATATGTCGAAGCCGACGGGCCGTATATAAACGTGCCAGGTGTAGACGCGTGGACAGTCAAACAAGACGCACGCACATACAACGGGCCGCACCCTGTAGTCGCGCACCCGCCTTGCAAAAGATGGGGCCGCTACTGGTCTGGCGGGCCGAGCGCGAGAGTGCGGCGCAAACTTGGAGACGACGACGGTTGCTTTGCCGCTGCGCTGTACGCCGTGCGCACCTTCGGCGGCGTCATCGAACACCCCGAAGCGAGCGCGGCCCGAGAGTGGTTTGGCTTGCCGGCAGCGCCTCGTCTCGGTTGGGGTTGGAGCAATGACGCAGACAAGTACGGCGGGCGCTCGTGCGTCGTTGCGCAAGGGCGGTACGGTCATCGTGCAAGGAAACTGACGTGGCTCTACGCGGTGCTGCCGTCCTTCCCATTGCTGGACGTGCGCGACTTTGTCGGGGTCCGCATAGAAGACGGCTTCCATACAAACGCAGAGAGAGCGGCGGCACGAGCTCGCGGGGTTGTACCCGTCAAGCGTCTCGGTCGGCGCGAGAGGTTGTTGACACCGCTGCCGTTTCGCGACTTACTTCTCGACATGGCGCGCACATGCTGACCTTCGTACCGAACACCGTGCCGGCCGAACTTCGAGACGACGTTGCCGAGCTCGTCGGGCGGCCGTCGACCTTCTGCCGTGTGCACCGCGTCCAGCACAAGGACAGCAAAGCCGAGATACCCTTCGACCCGTTGCCCATGCAGCGCAAAATCTTCGACGCGGTCGAAGCCGGGCACAACCGGATACTCGTCATCAAGGCGCGTCAGGTCGCAGCGACGACGGCGTGCAAGTTCGTGCTTCATCAGCGATGGACGGCAACCGAGACCGAGAGCATGCACGCGCTCGTGTCGCTTCGGGCTGAGAGTGCGACGGCTCTACTCGATGACCACCGCCGATGGTTGCGACACCCGCCGGCCGTGCTGCAACGCGAGCTCGACACCAGAGCAAAGGGCGAGCTGCGCTTCGCGGACACCGGGGCAAGCCTGAAGGCCTTCACGTCTCGCAGTCAGACCGGGTTGCGCAGCTTCGCGCCCGTTGCCGTGTTGTTGTCTGAGTTCGCCTTCGCGCCCGACCAGGACGAGCTCTTAGCGCAAGCGCTCGCGGCAGTCGGTGACGGGCTGCTAATGATAGAGAGCACGGCAAACAACCCCGGCGATACCTTCTCTCGGCTCATCGCAGGCGCACCCGAAAACGGCTTCCACGTGTTGACCCACTGGTGGCACGAACACCCGGCCTACTCCGACACCGTTGCCGATGACTTCGAAGTAAACGAAGACGAGGTCGACCAGGTCAAGCGCTACGGGTTGACGCCCGGTCAAGTCTCATGGAGGCGTCGATACAAGGCGCAGCTCGGTCCGTACAAGTTCAAGCGCGAATACCCTGCGACGCTGGACGATTGCTTCCTAAACCGTGAGGGCGGTTGGTTCGACGACGCACTGCTCCAAGACGTGCACGTCATCGACCATACTGCGATCGGCGTCTCAGGCGGTCGAGAGATAGAAGGGCCGCACCCGCACGACCGATACGTCATCGGTGTCGATGTCGGCGGCGGCGTCGGCGGCGATTACTCGGCGTTGTGCGTCATCTCGGTCGCGACCCGGCAACCCGTGTTTGCCCAACGAGACAATCGGGCAACCCCGTCGAAGTGGGCGCATACGGTCATTCAAGTCGCGACGCGGTACAACAACGCGCTCGTGCTTGCCGAGAGCAACAACCACGGACACGCATTGCTTCTTGAAATGAACACGTGCGGATACCGTCAGCAATGGCGCAGCCCGCAGGGCAAGCCGTGGACGACGACCCTACAGTCGAAGCTTGAAGCCTTCGACACATTGCGCGAAGCAATGCAGCAGGTGCAAGTCATGGACCGCGCAACGTGGATTGAGCTACGAGCGCTGACAGTACCGCCCGGCAAGGTCGCACCCGAAGCGCCGAAGGGCGCACACGATGACGCCGCTATAGCGATTGCGCTTGCATATCGGTGCTTGCGCGACATACCATCCACGTGGCGAACGCTCGCGTTACAGAGCCAGCGTACCCGTATGGATGACCTGATAGCCCGAAGCCGCGCGCGGCGTTTGCGGGCGAGCTCGCTCCCCTTCTGAGGTCTCATGCTCACACCGACGCACGCACAAGAAATCGTCGCCGCACATGACGACTATTGGAATGACAAGCGCCCGCGCATGCGCGAGCTGCGCAGTATGTACTTTACGCGGTTCTGGTCCGACCGAGAATACGACGCGAACGACGGTATCTTGCGGACTGAAGTGCCGAAGGCCTACGCCGTGGTCGAGAGCTACCTCGGCAGCTTGTATGCGCGGAATCCGTCCGTCTTCGTGCAACCGGACCTAAGAGACAGAGGCAACCCCGAAGTGGCTGCCGCGACTGCGAACCAGTACCTTCTCAACGTGCGCAACGTCGTCGAAGACGCAACACGGCTCGCGCTCATCTATCCGTGCGCGTTCGTCAAGCTCGCACCGGTTGAGTCAGTCGACCCGCTAAAGCGCGTGGCTTCGTCGGCGTTGGAGCCGTGGCAAGTCATCGTCGACGACACTTCGGGCTCGTGGGAACATCAACGCTACGTCGGACACAGTTACTTGCTGCCGCTCGACGAAGCCGCCGCACGCTTCGACAAGGCGCCCGAAGACTTCACGCCGCGGGCCTACTCGCGATGGATTGACACGCGGCGCACGACATCGCCTGGCGACAACAACGACGACACCGAGCTCGGCAAGTGGGTACGCGTTGTCGAGCTGTACGACCTGGTCGACGACGCGCTGCTCGTCTGGTCGCCGGACTTCGAAAGCGGTACCGAGTTCGTCTTCGAAGGCGTAACGGTGCAGGTCGGTGCACTTGACCCCGACGTCACCGAAGGCGAAGAGGTACCCGACCCAGACTTCGAGCACGAGAAAACGGGCATCCCGTACAAGAGCGCGTCGGGTCGTCCCGTCGTGCCGATTGTGCCGCTGTACTTCTCGCGTGACCCCGGCGTGCCGCTGCGCGGGTATAGCCTCGTCGACCGGTCGTATGACCAGTTCCGCGAGCTAAACGTCATGCGTACCTATCAAGCGCAAGGCGTGCGGCGCATGGCGCGGCAGTGGCTCATGCGTGCGGGCTTCATGGACGAGAGCGCAATCGCAAAGCTCGCAGCGGGCAAGGACGGCGAGGTCATCGAGGTCGACGTGCAGCCCGGCATGCCGCTCGAAGGGAACATCATATCGGCACCGCAAGCGCCCATTCCGGCCGATATTACGCTGTATGCGCAGACGGTCGAAAACGACATTCGAGAGGCCGGTTTGCTTGCCCCGTTTACCCGTGGCGAAGTGTCCCGAACGACCGCCACTGAGGCCAATCTCCTCCAGTCGTACACGTCAAGCGAGCTGGGTCGAATGGCAAGGCAGCGCGATAGCGTAATTACTTCTATCGCACGCACGTACAACATCATGCTCTCGGTCATCCTTGGCGACGAAGCCGAACCGCTCGCACTGCCGAACCCGGTAGGCCCGACAATGCTCTCGGCCGACGACCTCACGGGCGACTTTAAGTACTGGGCTGTCGACGCGGGAAGCACACCGGCCGGCGACATGGCGAAGCGGCAGAGCCTTGTCGAGCTCGCACCGTTGTTGCTGCAGCTCGGCACGCAAGGCGAGTCGCTCTTGTCCGAGATTGTGCGCACCTTTCAACTTCCCGAAGAGCTCGGCGCGGCAATGCCCGAAGCACCTGTCGAAGCTCCAATGGACGCGCCAATGGGCGAAGCGCCGGCCGAAGCTTTACCAGAGCTTGCCGCTGGCTTGCCCGGTCTCAACGGTGCGCAGGTCGAAGCGTTCATCTCGGTACTCAAAAGCGTTGCCGACGGCAGTATCGGACAAGAGGCCGGACTCGTCGCACTGCAGGTGGCCTTCCCAGGCGCAAGCGCCGAGATGCTTATGGCCGCAATCCAAAGCCAAGAAACCGCAATCGTTCCCGAAGCATAGGATACCATCATGCCCTTCGACCCCGGCCCTTCCGTTCCCGACATGGCGCTTGCCGATGCCGCCGCCGATTCCGACGCGCTCATGGGCGATGCTCTCATGGGCATCATTCCGCCGCCGATGAGGCCGTACAACGGCAAGGTCGTCGACGCGCTCGCCAAGGCTTTGGCCGAAGTGCTCGCACTGTTCGACATGGCTGTCGAGCCTGAGACCTACACCGGACCAGTCGAAGCGCTCGACCCCGACCTTGTGCGCTTCCTTGCAATGGTCTCGACCGCTGCAGAGGACTACGGGCAACCGCTGCCGATTCGTCTCGAAGAGATGCGCGACGAAGCATCGTTGACCCGCACGACTGCAGCCTTGACGCAGCTCGCAAACGATGCCGACTTCGCAGCGTTCCTTGAAGCGCCCGACGAGCCGATGACCGAAACGCAGGTTGAGGTCGAAGTGACTGCGCCAGGCGTCGACGTCATCGAAGAAGAAGAAGACTTCGACTTCTCGCAACGTATGCGGCGGTAACTCATGCCCATCAAGTCGCTTGCCATGCGCATAAAGGAGGCCTTCGGCTTCCGGCAACGTGCGTCGACGATTATCCCGACAACGCGCAAACAAGCGTACTATCGGACGATCGAAGGCATCGGCGAGTCAGGCAACCTTGCGCAAGCAATCACCCGACGGCAGCCCGTGTCGTTCTACTACGAGGACAAGTGGCAGCCGGCCGGCACGCCAGGTCGGGCGGGTATTCGCGTCGGCAACCCCCACGCATTGTGGAAGGGTAGCAACGGCACGACCTACCTACACCTATACGTCGACCCTCGAAGCGCCACGGCGACCGGCATGTTGCCGGGCTGGCGTACTTTCATCGTTTCCCGTATCAAAGGCACGTCTACCCTTGAACTCGGCGAAACGTTCTTCGGCAACCCGATACAGTTTCGTCTCGGGCCGGGCTACAACCCCGGTTGGTACGGAACACAGGGGACGCCGCTTTATCTCGCAAAGTAGACAATCAGGGCAAAACATAATGAACGAAGCACCCGAAGCCGTTGCGGTCGAAGCCGTCGCACCCGAAGCACCCGAAGCCGTCGACCAGGTCGAAGCGCCAGAGGTCGAAGCACCCGAAGCCGCCGAAGGCCGGGCGGCCCTTTCATGGGATGAAGCCGTGCGCCGCGTGCCGCCCGACATCGCAAACCTCATGCGGTCTATGCAGGGCGACTATACGCGCAAGACGCAGGAGCTTGCAGCGCAGCGGAAGGACGTACTGCGAGAGCGCGAGGCCTTGCAGCGTGGCGCGTCGAAGATTCAAGCGCCCGAAGAGCTTGGCGAGTTCGACCCGTTCAACGAGGCGAGCGTTTCGGCGCGTATCGAAGCGGAGGTCGCACGTCGTCTGCAAGACGTGCTCGCACCGATGCAACAAGAGTACGAGCTCATGGCGGCGGAAGACGCCTACCAAGGCTTCCTGTCGAAGCACCCTGACTTCGAGTCTGACAGCACGCTACGGGCCGAAGTGCAACAAGCGCTCGAAACGTCGCCTTCCTTGGACTTGGAAACCGCGTACTACGCAGTGCAAGGTCGACGAGCTCGCACGCAGGCAAGCGAGTCTAAGGCACGCACGTCGGCCGAACGAGCTGCGCGTCGGGAAGCTGCGCACCGCGGTACCGGCATCCCGCGCAAGGGACTGCGACCACGCAAGCCGCCCGCCCGCGACCTAAAGAAGATGGACCATGCGCAGATACTTGCACTCGCAAAAGAGCTTGCCACGGGGCGATAGCCTGCGATAAGGTCTCGACACTGCGGACCACACCGGCAACGGAAGTCTGCGAAGCTCGGCAGTCCGTTCGGATGACGCCTTAACTACCGTCAACTCTACGCACTTCGGAGGCCTTCGTATGGCTCCCCCTACTTCAGTACTTAGTACTACTCTGCAGCTCCTGCGCGATAAACTTGTCGATAATAGCTATTTGGCGCATCCATTGTTTCGCGCTATCGAGCAAAGTGGCAATCTTATCCGCGTAAGCGGTGGTAGCCGAGTAGAACAGCCCGTAATCTTCGGTGAGCATAGCAGCCTTACCGAGCTCACAAACGGATTCGAACCGGTCTCTATGGCCGTTACCGACCCGTTCAACGTGGCGAAGTACGAATACAGCAACTTCACCCAGCCTGTGATTCTGTCGGCCGTCGAAGAGCTTGCTAACAAGGGCGAAACCGCCGTCGTTAACATTCTCGAAGCGAAGATGAACAACGTTATGCTTGGGCTCCGTAAAGCCGTAAGCAAGCGCGTGTTCACCGGCGGCTCTACCCTGTCGACCCTTCAGACTCTCAACGGCATGGGCACCGCTACCGCTGCCGCAGAGACTACGGGCTGGCTTGAAGGCGTCGCAACCGGCAGCCAGACAAACACGGTCGGCGGCCTCTCGAAGACCACGTACCGGTCCGAAAACTGGTTCAACGAAATCAAGGACGCAGGCGGCACCCTGTCGCTCGAAGACCTTGACGAGCTCTTCATCAACTGCCAGATTCGCAACCCGGCCGGCACCTTCCCCGACCTGCTCTTCATGTCGCCAAAATGTTTCGCCGCCTTCCAGGCTCTACAGCAGTCCTCGGTCAACTACGTCTCCGCTGCCGATCGCGAAAGCCTCGACAAGGACATGGTTGCAATGTGGCGCGGTGCGAAAATCTACGTTGAACCGAACCTCGGTTTCAACAACGCCGCCGGTGACGCAGTGTCGGCCTACGCGCTTTCGAGCTCGCAGTTCCAACTCTACGCAGATACCGACGCGTTCTTCACTGTGTCCGACATGCTTCCCGTCCCAGGGACCGCAACGAAGGC